CAACGATGGCTGGATGCAGCAGCACTCAGTCACGCTGGAACGCAAGCCTTGGACAAATGAAATGCGGTGTTCCGGCAGCAAGTCCTAGTACCGTGGGCAGTGGAAATAAGTGCATTACGGATGCCGCAACAACTTACGCTGTGGCTAGTCGCTCATGGTCAGACTCAACATCTAGGGATAGTCATTACGCCACAAACTGTAATTGCGACTACGGTTGTGATAACGGTTGTCAATCGACTCGATGGAGCGGTTACGACTATTTTTGGCATGCCTCTTGCGGTTCCAGAACTACAACATACGTCAACGTACAAGCACGCCGCTCACAAATAGGGTGTTACTAATGGCTAATGAAATCTATGTAGCAAAAGTCACCGATGGAGTTGTGGTTGAAACCTTCTTCATTGATTCGGCTTATTTTAATGAGTTAGGCGACGGATACATTACTGCCGGGAAGCAGGTCGCAATCGGCGACCGCTACACGCCTGAGCAGGGGTTCGTGTCGCTCAAACCGAAGAATGCGCCGGACAATGTGGATTACGACAGCGTTCCACCAATGCCTGCTCCGAGCTTTGACGGGGAAACCTTCTCACTAAATCCGAGAACGATGGCGTGGGAGTCTGACCAGATGAATGCGTTACGCCGTGAGCGTGATCGACTGCTGGCGGAGTCTGACTTCTCGCAGATGCCGGACTTTCCTGATAGTGCGTACAAAACAGCAATGGCTGAGTACCGGCAGGTGTTGCGTAATCTACCGCAGGCGTATGCGTTGAACCCGCATGAAGTTAATTTCCCTGCGCTTCCGCAGAGTTTTGACTACTGATGAAAGAACTCACCTCAATCGCTGAACTGCTGGACGCCACAACAGACGGCAAGAAAGCTGTGCTGTATTTCTCCGAGAAATGCCCAGCCTGCCAGCACTTTGTGCCTGCCGTTGAGGAATGGTCTGCGGATATTGGCGAGTTTGATTTCTACAAGATCAGCCGTGAAACCTACTTGGCGGAGCGGCGTGAACTGTTTGAGGTGGGCGACTACCCAGCATTGGTCGTTTTCCTTGACGGTCAGCGCATGGATGTCTTATTCGGCACAGCACCGGAGCAGGCGTTCAAGGCGTATTTCGATGCCCACATTACTGGCAAGTGGAAGTCACGCGCTCAGATTGAACAAGAACAACTTGAGGCATTGGAGCATTCCGCATGAAGCCGGTCGACATTTGGGACTACGACGCCGGAATTGCAGATGGCTGCGGGCAAAAGACCTTTGTTCATCAAGACATCATTACCACGCCGTTTTTCAATCGTGAGTACTGCGACATCTTTTCAGCACATTGCGAGCGTATGTCGGATGCGTTCTATCGCACCACAGACTATGGGGACAGCTACGAAAACTACAGCCTCTACCTAGAGGACATTAGTCCGATGCTGTTTATGAAGTACGCCCGCCAGATGAAGCGGCTGTTGAAGCCCATGCTGGATGAGCATTTCATGTACGACCGAAATTTTGAGGGTGTTTTCTCCCCATTCATCAACAGATTCCGGGACACCGAGCAGGCAGAAATGCCGCTGCATTGCGAAACCAGTCGAATTTCCTTGGTTGTGAAATTGAACGATGAGTACGAGGGAGGTGATTTGATTTTCCCGCGACAGGACTTTACCTCGGCAGATGTTCCTGTTGGTACTGCCATGCTTTTTCCGGGCATGGTGACACACCCGCACAAGGTTGACCGGCTGATTTCTGGAAATCGTTACACACTTGTAGGCTTTTCGTTGCCTGTTCAATGGGAGCCTATCCGTGCCATTCACTTTGACAGGCTGAATTAAATGGAACCCCAAACCCTTATCAACATTGGCTTCGCGTGCGCAGGCGTCTTTGGCGGCTGGTGGATGAAGATTATCTGGGACTCGATTCAGGGCTTAAAGGCGGATCTCAAGGGTCTGGACACCAAGATGCATGAGGACTTTGTTCGCCGTGACGACTTCAAAGAAGCTGTTTCTGGTCTGCGTGATGACATGAAGGAAGGTTTCAAGGAAACCAAGGACATGATCGGCCTGCTGTTCAAGAAGATCGAAGGGAAGGCGGATAAGCCGTAAAGATGAACTTCGATCTCGCCAAAGTCATCGGTCCTTTGGTTCCTGTTCTACTTGCTGCAATCGGCTGGCTTATCACGAGTATCAACGAGCAAGATCGCAAGATTTACGAATTGCAGGCGCAAATGATGCAGCTCATTACGCCATCCGGGGAGATCATTCCCAGTCCGGGTAACGCTTTCGCTCGCATTGAATTGCGAGACGAGTTGATGGAGCACGTTCACGATCTTCGTGTTCGGGTAACGCTCCTAGAAAAAAACCAGCCATGACCCGTTTTGTTCTGATTTTTATGGCAGCCATGTCGCTGTCAGGGTGTTCTGCGTTCTCCGCACTTACCAGCATGCTCCCGGGCAGCGATGGTGTGAATGCCAATGTTCAAGCAGGTAAGGAGAACACCCAAGCCGCTGTCTCTGTGTCTGAGCGGATTGAAGCGGGGGACGGGGCCGATATTGAGAGCACCGACGCCGATCAGGCGAACCGTGTTGAAGGCACGCAGATTATCAATTCCGAGACCCCGTGGTGGCAGATTGGGCTGATTGCGCTTCTTGCTGGTTGGGCAATTCCGACCCCGATGGTGATGGCGCTCGGGATTGTGAATTTCTTCCGAATCATTTTTGGCAAACAGCCAATCAAACCTTGATGGAGTCCCCATGCCAAAAACTGTAGTGGCAAATATGGCACAGGTGGGGCTGGTCAAAGACTTGGCCGCTCACCAAGTGCCGATCAACGGAATGACCGACGCCGCCAATGTGCGTGTCCGTAACAACTCCGTACAGAAGGTGAAGGGCTACAAAGACTTGTTCGGAGCCATTACCGACACCCCGTATGCCGTGTTCAGCGTGGTCAACAGTGATGGGGCGCCTTGGTGGGTCTGGATGTCAGGGACGGACGCCTTTACGGTCGACGATAGCTACAACGTGCGTGAAGTAACCCGTACTACCGGAGACTACACAGCCGACTACAGCACTGGTGATAAGTGGCAGGGCTTCGACTTCTCGGGGGTTTTCGTTGCCAATAACGGTGCCGACATCCCGCAGATGCTCACCGACCTAGACACCACGCCGACTAAGTTCACGGCGTTGGCTTCATGGCCGGCCACTACGACGTGCCGAGTGCTGCGCCCTTTCCGTGAATACATGGTGGCGCTCGACATCAGCAAAACCAGCGGAGGCACTACGACCCGCTACCCGTATATGGTGAAGTGGAGTCATCCGGCAGACCCAGGCACCGTTCCTGCTTCATGGGACGAAACCGACGCCTCGCTTGATGCGGGTGAGCTGGATTTGCCGGATGGCGGTGCGGTGATTGATTGCCTACCGCTCGGGGATGTGAATGTCATTTACTCGGAAACGGCAACCCACGTCATGCGCTACGTTGGTGGACAGTTCGTTTTCGCCTTCGACAAGATTTTCTCTGATTCGGGAATTCTGGCCCGAGACTGTGCGGTTGAATTTGAGGGGCGGCACCTTGTCGTCACGAAGGGCGATGTAATCGTCCATGACGGTCGCAGCTATCAGTCGGTGATCGACAAGAAGCTCAAGGACTACTTCTTCTATTCAATCGACCCGGATTACTACTCCCGTAGCTTTGTCGTCGCAGACCATGCGGAAAAAGAGATTTGGGTGTGCTTCCCGTACACCGGACAGTCATGGCCGAACAAAGCCCTGATCTACAACTGGGCGAACGGCACATGGGGTATTCGTGACCTTCCGGCTACGTCCTCGATTGCGGAAGGTCCGGTTGACATCACCAACACCGAAGGCGCTTACGACGGGGATACCGAGTCTTTCGATGGCGACGATACACCGATGGACTGGACGGGCGTGAACCCCACCAAGCAGTCCTTGGTCTGTGCGGCTGTCAGTGATGGGGTGGTGTACCTCATGGATAGCACCAATCGTGAGGCGGGTACGGATTTCACGTCGTATGTCGAGCATGACGGGATCGTTTTCGATGACTTGGATACCAACAAGACCATCGTGAATGTCTACCCGCTGATGTACGCCTACGGGGACGAGGAAGATGATGGCGTGAACATTTATGTTGGAGCACGCCAGTCCGCCAATGTGGGGATCAACTGGGAAGGCCCGTTCAGCTTTGTTCCCGACACCCAGCAAAAGATCGACTGCCGTGTGACCGGGAAAATCTTCGCGATCAAGATCGAGTCCAGCAACAACATGTTCTGGCGTCTGGATGGATTCGACATTGAATACAGGACTCGGGGCACTCGATGAGCTACGCCCCGTTTCCAGTCCCGCAGGACCCCGACGATCTTTCTTTGTTTCTGAACGATGAGCTGCGCCGGATTGCCTCAGCAATCAGCCAGCTTGCTCAGACCAACTTCCCTGCAACCCATGCCGAGCCGATCCGTCCGCGTGACGGCGATGTGCGTAATGCCGACGGCACCGACTGGAACCCGGGAAGCGGGAAGGGCTTGTACTACTTTGATGGAACCTCATGGACCAAGTTGTAGCCACGGGCATTCCCTCAAAGCATATCGACACCGCATGGCCTGAAGTTCACACACTTATTCAATCTGCCCTCGAACACAGTCGGGGCGAGCTGAATCTCCAAGACATCTATGACCGGCTGAAGTCCACGGACATGCAGCTATGGGTGGTTTTTGATGGCGACCATGTGGTGGCTGCCATGACCACTGAACTTGTTTTCTACCCCCGCAAGAAGATTTGCCGAATCGTCACGTTAGGCGGTTGGGACTTCTCGCAGTGGGGAAACCATATCGAGCTAGTTGCTGATTGGGCAAGAAGCACTGGCTGCGATCACATTGAAACCTTTGCCCGTCGCGGATTTGTCAAAACGGCAAAGCAGTACGGCTTTGAAGAGCAGTACACATTGCTGTCAAAGCCTCTATAGGAGAGACCGATGAAGGTGTACACCAAGATTGAGTACGAATGGGACGGCGAAACGCTGGTAGAAGTCAGTTCTGACT